CGTATTGGCACCACCAACTTTCATTCTAAAGGTCGCACCAATACCAGTAAATTCTGTTGATATATCATCAAATATTCGATTATTAGTATAGGTTTTTCTTAGATATGTTCTACCTTGAAAAACTGATCGTGGTGTCTTGAGGTTTGATAAATTTCTTGCAATGTTATTTGTACCTCTAGGTGCATTTGTAAAGAATACATCAGAACCAATGATATTAAATGATCCAGAAAATACTCTACCAACAGTAGAATTATTATGAGAGGCAGCAAGTGTACCAAGTGCTGCTCTATCAACACCAATAATATTAAATGTACCAATACCAGATACAGGCCCTGTTGTAGTTGTTGCTATACCAACAGAGGTTACAAGCATAAACTCATCAGAGAATTTGAGATGATCTCCAAGGTTTATATCTGCAGTAGAATTAACACAAAAATCAGTTGTTGTGGTTGATATACCACTACCAGCATTGTTAACTAAAGTAGTTGTAACAGGTGTGAATGACATTGGTGATTGAATAATACCATCAATCACGAGAACGCTCTTCTCAGTGCGTTTGGCCATTGTTAATCGATGTGAATTTCCAGCACCAACAGATGTAAATGTCACTGCAGATCCACCACTTGATGTTGCCAATTTAAATGAACTATTATCTATTTTTTTGACAAATACAGTCGTAGGTAGATTTGATCCACCAGACATTTGTAATGCAGTTGCTCCAACTCCAGCAAATGTTGATAAAGGAGTATAAATTAATTCTTCATTCTCTGAGAAGAAATGATTAGGAATTGTGAACACACCTGTAGATCTGTTAAGTTTTGAAGTGTCCTCTGGATCAAAACCTTTTTCGTAAATTGGAATTGTATTATGTTTTAGTGTGAATTGTTTTTTGTTTGATCTAATACCATTGACAGCATTATATTGGAACGCAGTTAAAGACTCGTTTACACGACCATAACCTAATGTTGGAGGAGTGTTAAGTATATCAATGTCTCTGTAAATCTCTTCACTGAAATGTTGAACCGTATGACTTCCAGTTCCTGAATCTGGATGGAATTTAACAACGAAATTAGATGCTGTTAAATTAGATGAGAATGTACCTATACCAGATGTGCTTCCAATTGAAATAAACGGATAATGAATTGTATGTGTATCTGTACCATCATGTATCGCTAAAACTTGATGCACTGCACTTGCTGTTGCAGATTTAATTCTGACAACACTCTTAACAGCACTGAAATTATTTTTATCTAATGAAATAAAGTTTGCAGTGTTTGTTCTAGTTGTAATCCCAGATCTTAAATTAATTGTTCTCTCTGCACCTGCAGGTTGAGCGTTATCTTTAAATCTAAAGACATCATCTCCACCTGTTGTATTAAAACCAATAACTTTTGCATTAATTTTAACAGTGGATGCCACCCCTACAGAATTATCAAAATCAAGACTCAAAATATTATTATGAATTCTGGATCTAAATGTTCCTATGAAGTTTGAAGAGAAATTATTTTGAGATGATGTATCAGCATAATATTCACTGTAGTATGAATCCGTGCCATCATGAGATGCATAGATATCAACATGGTTCTTCTCACCTGAATCAGTGTTAACTACTTCTATTGTGGCATAGAAAGCATCTACGGAAGTTGTTGATCCAAATGCAATTGGTTCCGCAGTTGATCCCACACCAACAATAGTTGATACACCTACTAAGTTAACAAAACCGATCGATTGAGTTCCACTTCTAAGATTCTGCTCATTGAAACTATTTTTGTAAACTTTAATATCAATATCATCATTATTTGGATCAAAAGGTGAAATAACTAAATTTCTACTTCCATTAACAGTTTTTCCCTGAACTTCAACAATGGTTGATGCAGTTGATACTATGCTATTTTTTTCAAATGTAAACGTATCTGTATTATCATTAAATATTACAACATCATCTACTTGAATTTCACCATTGCTGATATTTCTAGATTGTATTAAAAATCTAGCAAAAGTTTCTTGAATAGGTATGGATACATTTCCAGTTAAATTAGCTTCACTATCAGAAAATTCATTACTAATATCGTCTATTTTTAAAACTCTGTTAGTATTACATCTAACAAAATTTGCTAATTTTGTATTTACAAGTTGAATAAATTTAGATTTTGATCCATTTGAAATTGTATCAATATCTCTACCAAGATCAAAATTATTAATAGCGTCTACTCTTTGTTCTGTAATTACATCTGCTGAAACTACAGTTGCGTTTGTAATCGCAATACCTACACTTGCCCTTGATGATATTCCAGTATCAGCGAAGTTTTTAAGTCCACTTGTATGAAGTAATCTATTTACTGGATCGATTATCTCATCAAAAGTTTTAGGACTTTGAATTGTATATGATAAGTTTTGATGATACTCATTGTCTGCTAGAACCATGAAGTCTTCACTTAATCTACCAATCTCATCATTCCACCCTTTATCTTGCTTTAATGAATAATCAATGGTAAATCTTCCTTTATTATTGACGATTGAGTTTATTGTTGCGATAGTTCCAGAATTTTCTCCACGAATTACATCACCAACAATAACTTCATATCTTCCTTCTATTTTAATAAATTCGTCAGGACGATTATCAATAACTATTAAACCAGTGCTAATGAAGACATTATTAACTTTTACTGCTAGTTTTTCTCCAGTTCTAAATTCTGAAGTTCTTTGTGTAACTTTGAATTTAGGATAATCGTTAAACTTAATTATTGTTGCAAAATTTTGAGTAGATGCAGCTATTCCGGGATTAGTAGCAGTCTTAGGTAATTCAAATTTAACAATCGCTGGATCAGTATTATTATACTCAACCACATCAAAGAATACAAATCCATTATCTGCTGAGTTAAATCCATCACCAGTTGTCCCAATACCTATATTTTCAACAAAAATCTGTTCTCCAGCAGTAAATTGTGGAGTAGCAAATCCATTTATAGGTGTTTTAAGCACACATGTAACAATACCACTGTTACTACTCTCAACTTCAGTAACTCTGTATCCATTGGTATTATTGATTGTTCTTAAAATTTGAGGTTTAGATGTAAGTCCTCTTGGTGATTCTAAAATATTTACATCTCCTAAAGAACTTGCGGATAATTTTAATTGAATTACACCTTGATCTGCAGTTAATTTTCCTGTGTCTGGATCAACAATCACAAGATCAGGAGCATCAGTATAATTTGATCCTCCATCAGATATTGTTATATTTGTTATTGAATCTGAATTTATTAATGTAACAGTTGGAGAAAGTCTAGCTTCCGGTCTCAAAGTTTTATCTGAATGGTAATCAAATCCGGGATCAGTGATTCTGACAGTATTAATGTTGTTAATATTTTGAGATAAACATAAAATATTTTCACCCGTTCCATTTATAGATGTAACATTTGTAACTCCGGGAACATTTTTATATCCAAACCCACCTGATGTTAAATTGATTTTACTTATACCACCTGTAGCAGTTGAAGATGAGGTGTCATATGTAATTGTCGCTGCAGCACCAGCTGTATATGATCCTTGTTCAGGAACATTATTAAGAGATACATTAAATCCACCTGTTGTTACACCAAAGGCAACATAATTTCCACTGTATTCACTATCGATATAAGAAATACATGATGCGTCTTTTACATCTGGATCAGATGTGCTGATGAATCCTGTTTTTTCAAGTGTGTAAAATATTTTTTCTGGATTTGTTTTATCAAATTTTAATGTAACTGTTGAAGTTGTACCGACACCAACAGTTCCAACACCAGTAACTCCAAAATCAATTGTTGATCCTGCAGATACAAATCTATTTTTAAACTCTTTATCAAAATAGAAGTTTAAATTATATCCACTAAGAGATGGATCAGAGACATAAAATAATAAATTATCATTTCTTACAATCTCTAAAGGTGGATTGACAAGTGATAATTCTTGTGTTCCACCACTATTTGCAGTAATACTTACAACTTTAGGAGGTTCATTAATTACATCATATCGAGTTTCTGCTAACTGGAAGTTACTATCATCGGTCTTGTAAACAAAATAAGTTCTTTGTGATGTTAAACCTGTTGCTGGAGATCCATCATAAAATAATTTTTGACCTGTTTTAAATCCATGATTAGGAATATTAATTGAGTCTGCATTAACTGATGAATTTGTGAATATCGTAGGATTTATTAGAAGTTTATCATTTTGAGCACTATATTTGACTACAACAGAAGTAGCACCCGCACCAACACCTTTTGTTTGTGTTGATAGTACTTCGAGTTCAATATTATCATTATTTTCAAGTCCGTGTAATGTAGAACCCACTGATACAGTTGCGATACCAACATTAACAGTAATTCTCTCTACTTTACCCTTTACTTGAGGATAATTAGATTCGATTGAATATTCAAAATTATTAAAATTACCAGTTTTGAAGAATACGGGAGTCGTATTTACAGTTAAAGCAAGTCCTACAATATCATCAGAGAATTTTCTTATATAAACAGTTTGACTATTTCCAGATGACGGTAAATTAAAATCAGCACCAACTTGGAATCGATCACCAAGACCAATTGTAAATTGTGTAGCAGCACCAGATGGTTTTCTGAGAATTACTTCCTGATTATCTTTAAACGGATGATTTGGTAAAAATATACCTTTAGCTGGAATAGAAATTACCTGTGCTAATTCACCAATCGTATAAGATTTTCCAACAGATACAGTTCTTCCTGATGTAACAGCAACACCAACTGCCTCTGCAGGATTAAAATACACAATATCATTCTTTTTGGATACAAATTCTCCTATATTTGGAGATTCTATGTTGATTATTTGTGGTATTGTTTGAACTAATGATCCAAGAACATGAGATGCAGTATTTGCAGATCCTACAATACCTCTTTTTACTCTTAAGATACTTCTTTCTTCAAAAACATTTAATACTAATAATTTTTCTGTTCCAATTCCAATACTACTTCCAACTGATACTGAATTTGGTATTCTTGCCAAATAGATGTCAGTTATTATACCTGCTGTAGCATTTGCAGGAACATCTTTGTATAAAACAGTGCTTTCAGAACTCACACCTATTTTATGAGATCCTGCAAGTTTAGGAATACTAGTAGTTAAACCAGATATTACAACTGTATCACTTGTATTTAAAGTATGTGTTGTAGAAATAAATCCAGAAACTGTTCCATTTCCCCCACGGACAAGGACAACATCATTATATGTTGTTATTCCTACGGTGACGTTATCTACCTCCTTACCTTGTACACTTGATACTTTTGCTGCTGCGCCACCACCATCAGTATTTGAATTATCAAAGTTTAAAGAGTCTTCTACCTTAAAATTACTTCCAGCAGAGACAATTTGGAAATCATTTATATTTCCACTTGTAACTGACTCTATAATTGATGTCTGTTGATTTATTTCATAAGATTCTATAACGAAATTGTAATCAGCATTATCATCATCTAATTTATATGGTAGTGAATTACGAGTTAAATTTGAATTATTAAAATCAAAAGTTGATTGTGTTAATGAAAAATTATCATCAATAGGATCTGATCTAAATGTGTCACCTATGAAATATGGAAACTCTGGTTGTGCTGTAGTTGTGTTGATTCCTGCAAAATATGCATAAGTTCCATTTGGAAAATCGGGTGTTTTACAATATCTACCGTTACTTTGATCTAGATCTCCAGAGTTTGTAAAAGTATAATCTTCAATAAAGAATCCAGCACTAAAACTACTGGTTGGTGGTCTATTAATTACTCCTGTAATGTCTAAATCATATCCAGATGTTATGATTCTAGATATTGAGTTATTATTATCTGCTTCTGAATATCCATAAGGGCCATATATCGGATTACCATCATATGCCCATCCAATAATTGGTGAGTGTAGTTGAGGTGATGTTGCCACATCGGAGAAAGCACTCTGTATTTTATTTGAATATCCAACCACTGAATACTGTAAGTTTGTTTCTGCTTCTCTTAATAATATCTCATCACCAAAACGAGTAAGATTATTTACAGTTAAATCTCTTACAGCAGAATCAACTATGAATCCTGATCCATTAGGTGTTATCTTAACATCAGGAGATACTGTATATCCTATACCCGGATTGATAACCTTAACATCAGTAATTTTGCCATCAGTTACAATCGCTCTTAATTTTCCACCTATTCCAGTTCCAATACCAACTAAATCTAGGTCTGGTGCAGATGTATATTCCTTACCACCAAACATAACATCACATCCGATAATTTTTCCATCAAAAATTATCACTCTTAATTCTGCTTCTTTACCATTTAAAATTTTAATATTTGGTTTCTTTTCAAAATTTAAAATTTCAGATCCGTAGTTAGATCCGGGTTCATGCAAATATCCATCTATTAACTGTCCGCGTATTTTAGGTGTTATGACTAAAGATTCTGTACGACCAGCTGAAACTGGTGAATAGATTGCGTCTACTCTTACTACGATTGGTTCATAGAAAAATTCATGATTACTTGAAGTAAATACCTGAGAAATTCTTTGGAAATTATTTCTTAAGAAGTTTGAATTAGGGTCTGTTGCACCAATGCCAACGTCAATAAGTCTAAATTTATCATTATCTAATTTTAAAACACGATAACGTGTAGTAATTCCCAGTCCCACGGGTGCATGATTTGCATCACCACTTGATGGTGCATATTGTATTAGATCTCCTGTATTAAATCCATGATTCTTAAAATTGATTGAATTATCAACAGTATGAATACCGACAGGTTTAATAATTAATTTTCTGTTTGTATAATTTGAACCCGTATCAATAACTTTTACTGCTTTAAGATGATTTTTTAAATTTAAGAAGGTGAACTTATGTGTACCAGCAGTATTTTCTACAGTAAATCCAACTGTGTTAATACCAGCAACATAATCACTAAATTTTTCATACAAGTGAACTGAACTTATACCTACGACCTGTGGATAGTAAGTTGCACCATTTACTAATGTTTTATTTTGTGAAGTATTTGCACCCAGAAAAGTTCCTATACCAATTGATAAATTTCCATTATTACTATAGACAAGAGGTTCACCATTTTCTAGATTATGAGGTCTCTTAAATTCAATAATATCATTTATCTGATCAACTCCACCTTGTACACTTTTTAATCTGCCATCAAATTCAATTTCTCTTCGTCTTTTAGTAACAACAGGTTTTAATACCGCTCCAGATCCATTACCACCTGATATGGTGACTGACATTACTTTTTCTACATCAAAATGTTGTTGATCAACTAATACATCTTTAATTGACCCACTAACAACTGGTTGAACAATTGCAGTAGTTCCGGTTCCGGGTGAAGGAATACTAATTGTAGGTAAATTTATTACATCAAAATTTTTACCTTGATTTAAAATTTTAAAATCGGAGAGTGGCCCAAAATATATTTTATCTAAAGATTTATAATTAGCAATTTCAACACCATTCTTAAGAATACCAGTTGTACCCGGTTCTGTTTTTACAGATTTACCTGATTTAATATTTACATCTGCAGGAAATTTTCTTAAAACTTTTTGTACACCTATTTGCTCATTTTTATGTCTAAGTAAAACAAATTTATGTTCTGCTGTGGATGATGTCTGATTTGAATTATCAAATTCAATATATGGTGGATTTGATGCATCAACATTAGTTACAGTGATGAATGATCTTGATGGATAAAGTCTAAGAATATTATTAGATGTGGTATTTGAATTTAATCTTTCTACAAAATAAATGGTATTCGTTGATAATCCAACTAAAGGTTCTTCACTAGGCAAATATACAACAGCATCACCTGTTATAAAATCAACTGCACTGTTAAATTGTAATTTTGAATATAATCCAGTTGTAAGATTTCTTTCAAGTAATTGAAAATTTTGACCATTAGTTCCAAAAAAATCAGACTGTGGAATTCCTTTAGATGAATGAATAGTTCCAATTCCTGATCCAAGTGTTTCCTTAATGACCTTCTTTTCAATTAAATATGAGGGCATTGATGATGATGCTACATAATAATTCTCATCTTCATCGTTATAAGTGTTTTGAACATCAGTTGTGATAATATTATTTCCAAATTCTAAATCAATATCAGATGCTGCGACTGCTTTTTTAAGTTGTCTTTGAATATCATACTCTGTTATTCCATCATTTGTAAAAGATACTCCCAAACCAATATCATTTGTACCAACAGTGGCAACCACATCTGTTTTTATGGGTATGAATTCACCTCTTCTAAAAACAGAAACTTTATCACCCGTTTGTAATTGAGATTTGTCAATTTTTGATTTATGATTAAAATCTGATGTGTTTGCATTAATCGCTGTGGCAGCAGGAATATCGAGTTTAATTCGACTTGCTGTGTTGTAAATCCATGAATTAAAAAATACAGTCTTTCTTGACTTATCACTTGGTAATGTTGGGTTTGGTATTTCCTCACCTAAATTTTTAACTGTTATTTTTTCCCCTTCAAGAGTTACACTTGATCCACTAGTGGGTAAAAGTTCAAAATCAGATAATACTCCAGTTATTCTTAATTCAACTCTCTTTGTTAGATCTCCATTTTCATAACCAAATATAAATTCATCACTTCTTAAATCATCAGTGGATCTAATAGAATTGCCAATTCCAGTGCATAGTAGAAACTGATTAATAGATTTATCACCATATGAAATAGTATTAATACCATTAACTCCATTTGTAACCACAGTTCCAGTGGTACCGAAACCAACTGTAGAATCTACTGTTAAAACATTAGAATTTACAGGTGCATCTTCAATAACCCTTGTTTTTCCGGGAATTGTAAATGTTCCTTGTATTGCTGATCTTTCATCATAACCTACGAATAAATTTAATTTATAATATGTCGTAATGCCTAAATTTCCAGATCTACTAAAAATTTCAACTTCAGATACTGATCCTGAAGTAGTTAAATCTGTAGACTTTGTAATGGTTTGTCCTATTAGTTTATTTGGATCACCAGATATTCTCTCAGCAACAACAACTTCTCTACGGATGTATTCAGCTGATGATGGTTTGATTAAACGGTTTTCTAAATCGACAATTTTTGGAGTAATTCCGTATAAAACATTAAATAAAATCCTGAATGACTCCTCAGTTCCTTTAGATTTGTATAATGATTTTGACTCTTTTATGAAATTGCTTATGTCTACTTTCTCACTTAACTTTGTATCTTCTAATCCGGGAGTTATATAAGATTTAACTTTTTGATAGAATTCTTTAAGAAATAATACACTTAAATTTTCAACATCTGATGTTGTATTATGAATATCTGCAATACTTGTAGAGAATACAAGTTCACCCTTGTTAACTGGATCTGTATATGAAGTGATACCACAGAATCCTCTTACACACCCAGTAAATGAATTAGTTGTTATACCAGTATATGTAATAATTTCATCATCAATTTTGAATAGACCATACTCATTAGGAAATCCTTTAGTTGATGATACATTAATCGTAGTATCAGATGCGCTTATGCCTGATGTAAGTGTAGTTACCCCTACAATCACTTCAGGGGTTAAATTATCGAGTTTAATATATTGATCTAGATTATCAGTTAAATCTACAACACCACCACGATGTTCTTGTGAAATATAATATTGCTTAAGAAAATCAACCGCTAAAGGACTCTCTGTCCTGATAAACTCAGGAAGTTGATGCTCTATTATTTGTTGAACTTGTATACGTTTGTCTATTCCAGTTC